GAGCCATGCGAGCCCTGTTTGTCAATACCCTCTAAATTGCCTGAGGATGCCCGTACAGAGCGAATAGACATATGAGAGCTATCCGAGTACCATTTCTTTGTTGAAGCGCTGTAAGGTGCCATTTTACCGAAAATAGAGGATAGTAGGTAAATGCTGATTTTTTCTCTAGGAACTGAGGTGGACTGAGATACGCTCCACAGTAAGCATTCTTTTACCGTACCCCCCTACCCCCCGCCCCCTCTTCTGCCCTGTGTATCCAGGAACAAACATAGGACATACCATGAACATCAGAACATGAACATAGCAATATCAGTGACTTGCCCATCCTCAAGTCTGCGACCATCGGTTGCTGACGCTTCACGAATCGCCAATGGTACATACCTAGGACAGTACTCACTGGCACGCCCTTGCGTATGGCACGATAGCGCCAGCGTCTGAAAGCCGCAGGCTTGATATATGCTTGTGTGTAGACAATAGCACCTCATCCGTGCTAATAGCCTGACTGGCGTCAGCCGGGAAAATCGTACAATGATACTCACCCGATGCCATTATTCCTCTTGCACCCTGGTACGAACTGTGGGATTAGGGGGTTGTCGGGAGGAAATGCCCGGCTCCTCTCTAGCCCCCGAAGAAGCTTGATCTTAACCGATCGGTTAACGGCTAGGGAGTGAATATACCTCTAGGTCTGAGACGTTACCTCCGTGAGCTCCGGTTTGCGATGCGAGGGAAGCAATGAACGGGATTAAGCACCCCGTGGCCAGACAGGTTCAAAAGCCACTAGGGGAAACTGGGGTTATGATCGTCGGGTAAACCTACTCGGTCATAACATGCTAGAGAACGGTGAGCCCAAGCGTGTTCAAGCATTGCTGGCACTTCCCTCTAGTCGATGATTGGTCAGAGGCACGACAAAGCCTCACCTATCAGGCAAAACCCTCGGCCGTATGCTGGCTCTAGAATGGAGCGGCTATCGGCTAAGCAAACCTTGCTTACTAGATGTGCCTTTCGGTCCCTCAGAAGAGGCTTGACCATGACACATCAAACTATCCCCCAAATCCAACCCTTGAAAGAGAAGCCCCAAGCTTCACCGTTCCAAGCCGGACAGCTTTACGCTATCTATCAGCTTCGCGGTGAAGTCCCTTCAGCTTCATTCTCCCGTGTCATCCGTGACAGTCAAATGTCGGATGCAGATAGCTTCCTTCTCGGCTACGGCTGTGAAATGGCCGACTACCTTGATACGGGGAATTGACATGACACCGTGGCAGGAAGGGTGCGTAGATGGCGGCGCTATCTCTTGGTTCCGGTTCAAGGGCCATAAGCCTGATCGTAAAAAGCGTGTATTCAGTAACCCTGAATATCAAGCCGATTACGACGATGGCTTTGAATTCGGCTGGAACGAAGAAACCGCTGACCTTCGCGACCTAGAAATGAGAAGGGCCGAGAAATGTCCCAGATAAAAACACGCCATGCCGATTACCAGAAGCTAAAGGGCAACCTTGGCTTTGGAAGGAAGGCGTCAATCAAATCAATTGAGGCAGTGACCTCGGCTTCTGCCGTCGCACTGTCCCAATACCTTCAATCCAATCAAGAATACTTGACGAATGCGGAAATGGAAACGCTCCGCTGCTCACTAGTCAACCTGCAAACTTCCCTTCGCTTCATTCGGTTAGTGACGAATAAATGACTTCAACCTAGGCCGAGAGGCTCACCTAGTAAGCAATGAAGCCCTAGGGAACATAGCTAACGACTTAGCTCGTTAGTGAAAATGTGAAGGAAGACCTAAAATGGCTACCCGTAACGACGAAGCGACTTCTGGCCGCAACATCGACGCGAATATCGCTCTTGTGCGCACTAACGCCACTGCCTTGAATGAACTCATTCAGACAACGGCGCTGGACATTCTCAAGCACGCTCAGACCCATAAGGATTGTTCGCGTGCTCAGCACCTCTTGAACGCAATGCCCCGTTCGTTCCGCCGTTCGATCCTTATCGAATGGTTCGCTACGTTCTCGCCCATCGTGGTGAAGGACAGCGATGACTGGAATTCCAAGATGCACAAGCCGGACAGCAAGCTTTACCGGCCTTTCGACCTTGAAGGTGCGGCTGCCAAGCCTTGGTACGAAATGGCCGAGGATAAGCCCGAAAAGACTTATGACTTCGCCGCCCTTGTGAAGATGGTCGAACGTCTTGGCTCGGTCATCAACAAGAAGATTGAAGATGGCAAGGTGCCTGAGGCAGACGTGGAATCCGCGAAGGCGATTGTTGCCAAGGTCACCGCTCTCCGCTTTGACCGGATCAAGGAAGCTACCGGCAAGGGCCTTGTGCCCGTGACCGAGGCGACGGAAGTCGATAACGACGGTAACGTCATCAACCTGCCCGATCCGGAAGTCTTCGCCGCCTAACCTAGATAACAGTACACTAGAAACACCCTCTGGCCTAACCGCTAGGGGGTGTTTTGTGTGCGCTGTGCACAACTACGAAAGGCAAGGCTATGCAAATCACCATCGGTCGTGGTCGTCGTCGTCACGTCACTATTCTCCCTTGCGCCGAAGTCGGCCTGAAGCTCGAAAATCGTGATCGTCGTCACGCCAACCGCAAGGCTTTGTGCCAGATGCTAGGTATTCCGACATGAATCCACTATTCCCGCTCATCTATATCGTGGGGCTGATGTGTTTGCTCATCGCCCTTCATCTGGAAACGGAGGAATGAAATGACAAAGATCAACGTCCTTTGCACGCCCCGTGATTTGAAGTTCGTTTCGGACCATGACAAGGCTTGCGTCCTAATGTCAAAGGTTCCGGGCCTGGGAATGATCCAAGCTCTAAACCATGTCCGTTCGGGCGCTCCCGACTCGGCACTTATCAAGTGAGGCGAATGTGAGTAGGACATGGTTATACGGAGACCCGCACTTTTTGCACCAAGGTGTGTGTCGGTTCACTCGTGAAGACGGGCAACCTCTCCGTCCTTGGGACGATGCTAACCAAATGACGGAAGACATGATCGGTTTCTATAATGAAATCGTCAAACACGAAGATCGTGTTTACATCCTTGGAGATGTAGCATTCTCGGCTGCCAACATGCATCGCGTGGTCCCTCGGTTGAAAGGCAGGAAATGCCTGATCCCCGGCAACCACGAACCTCCGAAAATGCGGAAGTATTTCGACCTGTTCGATGATGTTCGTGGGTATGTCCAACGTTCTGGCTTCATCCTGTCTCACATCCCGATTCATCCCGGATCGATGGGGAGGTGGAAGGTTAACATCCACGGCCATCTCCACGCCAATCGAGTCATTCTCGGAGGAAGGCTGGGAGGTAAAATCGACCCTCAATACTTCTGTGTCTCCGTCGAACACACGAATTTCCGTCCGATTCTCTTGGATGAAGTTCTAGAAAAGGTAGGCCTAAAATGATTGATTTCACTAAACCTGTGCAGACTCGTTCTGGTCTGCCTGTGCGTATCTTCACAACCGATATGGAGGCGGAACGCTCAGTTCTTGGATGTATTCCGCACCCGAACCTGCCTGATCGAGAACTCGTCTGTTCTTGGTATTCGGATGGCAGCTATATTTTTGGCTTGGAGCACGCCATCGACCTCGTCCAGGCCCCGGAGGAAGTTGAGTACTACCTCAATATGTACGCAACAAATCGGCCTATGTGTCACGAGACAAAAGAGCGGGCAGACAGCAGTGCGTCTGACTGCCGCCTGTCTTGTATCCGTGTCGTCTACGACAAAGAAACAGGTCAACTGATAAAAGCGGAGAATTGCTGATGACCGATCATCTTCTTCTGGTATGGATCGCAGGCGTCGTCGTTATGCAGCTACTATTCGGGTGGCATGCCAAGGTCTGCGACGATGTAGGCCCTCCGTTTTTCGTCTCGCTCGGATGGCCCTTCCTCCTGATTGTCGGGCTGTGCAGTGCGGCAGTCTACTTTCCATTCTGGCTTGGCAAGAAAATCCGAAAGGGATTTAAGTGATGCAAGATTGTAAATGCTTCTCAATCCGCGATCATCTCGCGAAGCAAGGCGTGACTTGTGAGACGGCGATGCGTCGCCATATCTCATTCATCCTTGAGACGGAGAGAGTGACAGGTCATCGCCTCCGCCTTGACCGTTACAAAGTCAACCCCGATTGTCAGAACTCATCCAACCTGATGATGGCTTGAGGATTAAACCAAAACAAGAAAGGACTTAAAGATGCGGTATAGTCAACATGGCGGGCGTTGCTGCGGAATTTACCACGCCTATGATTTCGTTGATGGCGACGGGAGTGGCCGGGATTTGGACTGGGCTATTGGTCAGCATGACGGACTTTCAAATCGAGTCCTAGAGGCTATTATTACCGATGGCCAGGTCGCGGAACATGAGCCTGATCTTCTGGCAGAAGGCTTCGTGAAGGTCGCTCGCTGGCTGAACGGCAATTCTGGCAATTACTGCAATGCCTACTACCGCTACAAGCCTTTTCAGGGTCGAGGTGAGATCGAGTTCTACGGAACCAACCCCCAGCCAGCTGCTCCTCCGCCCCCGCCACCAGTGACGGTCGTTGTCACCGAATATTACGCCCTCCGCCGACAGAAGGGTAAATGTGGACCATTTCTCAGTCCTTTAGCGGCGAGTCAGGCATACCCGAATTGCGATCAATTTGTCGCTCGTGAGATTCTTTCCAACGGCCAATCGCGTTGGGGAGAGCCTCAGAACTTTTTGGCTGGAGAGTGACTGATGAAGATACAAGACTATATATTCAAGCCCGGCTCAGACTGGGAGGCTGCTCGGACTCTCGCCGAATCGAAATGGGCCGAGACGATTGGTCGACGGGCAGGCGTCGGCAACTACGTCATTGCGAATGACAAACACTCACAGACCTGGAAACAGCAGGGCTGCCATTATCAGATCTCTCGGGGCCTTGGAGCGAGCGGCCCGGCGGCAATCGTCTTGACTGAAATCGCAATAGGTAGGGTAGGAGGCAGCGACAATGCCAAGTCCGACAAACTATTCTTTTTGAATTGGCTGTTGAAAGACAGTCATTTCGGCCGTTTCATTCTGAATAGGGATGAGAAGATCACCGACTTCATTGTGATTTCGGCTGATATCCCCGGCCCCCTCCTTCAGAACATCTGCATTATCTCTCGCCATTTCGCGGAGTGTGGCGGTGCAGCCTTCTCCGGCTTCCGAAAGATGGTCGAGGAGGGCGTAGACGGGCACCTTGCGTACCCCCTTTGGTTCAACACCAATCAGTCGTTTCGAGTTGAATTGACAAAAATGCCCTTAGATACGCATGTCTATGGAGAGCCGGGGCATCGAGCGTGGTCGTTGTGGCGGGATGTCTCTGCCCTCCAGAACTTCCTTTCTGGTGAGTTCGGAAAGACTTTCACTCAGGAAAGCGAGACGTACCGCGAAAAGCCCACGATCTACGGTGGCGTACAGTACTGTTATTCTCGGCCTTATGAACAGAATGAAGGCTACTACCGTGAGAGGTACTTCACGAAAGAGTTGTACGACGGAGACGAAGATTTCAGGAAGGAGTTAAGGCTGTTCAGAAGCGAAGGCTCCTTAGCAGCCTCAGCCATCAAGAATCCCTTCGCTAAGGCTCCTTCGCCTCCGCCGCGAGCACACCATGTCGTCACGATGAAGGAAATGGAGGAGGTTGTTCTTCCATTCATGAAGCAGAAAGGTCTGTTAAATGCCCATGAAGGTACAGCCGCAGTATAACGCTGCGACGACATACACCAAGACAGAAATGCCGGATATGGGGGGTCTTCGAGCCTTCGTCTTGCCCGGCGCGTTCTACGGGGCTTGTTGCGCCCTGATGGCGGAAGCCGGATGCCTTAAAGCCGATAACGTAGACGACGCTGATATCGTTGTGTTCATCGGCGGCGAGGATGTGAACCCTGCGATGTACGGCGAGACTCCGCTTAAAGGGACTTACTTCACCGAAGATCGGGATACCTACGAGAAGCTCATGTACTCCCGTGCTACTCGGCAGGGGAAGGTTCTCTTTGGTATCTGCCGTGGCGCCCAGTTCATCCATGCGGAGAATGGCGGTAAGCTCTGGCAGGACGTGAACAACCATGCTGGCCCGGATCACCATATCTTCGATATCGAGGATGATGTCACAGTTCTAGCGACGAGCCTGCACCATCAGATGCTGCGAGATCACCCTGACCTTGCTATCGTTGCTCACTCTCTGCGGCAGGTGGCCACGAAGTTCGAGTCTCAGCGTGAACTCGTTGTGACTGATCGTGCCAACCATCCGCACGAATCCTTGTACGAGATGGAGATCGAGGCTGGGTATTACACAAAGTCGAAGGCCTTCTTCGTCCAGGGTCATCCTGAGATCGGCTCGCCTGAATATCGTTCGTGGTGCATGAACAAGCTCTGGGATTTCTACGAAGAATCCTTGATCGTTGAAGATTACTTTGAAGAGATGGGTTGAAGACTGTCTTCTAACTATTTGAAGGAGAAGTGTTTTGTGCGGTATCGTCGGCATGGCGGGGGATCTCACGATCCAGCACCGTCAAATCTTCAAGGATATGCTAACTGTCTGTCAGCTTCGAGGGCGTGATAGTACAGGCGCCATTCGAGTGACTCAGGCAGGTGAGTCTAAATGGGTGAAGAGGGTCGGTCCTCCTGAATACCTACTCGACTCTCGGGAATTCGATAGGTCAATCGACAATGACGCCAAGATCTTGATTGGGCATTGTAGGAGTAAGACGTTTGGCGAAGTCAACACGAAGAACGCGCATCCGTTTGAACATGGTTCAATTGTCGGAGTTCATAACGGAACTCTTAAGGGCCATTACTCTTGGGAGCGAAACCGAGACTTCGACGTCGATTCGGACTTGCTGTACTGGCACATCTCCGAGTACGGAGTCGAGAACGTCATCCCGAAGTTGAACGTCGGCGGGGCTTGGGCCCTTGTCTATCACGATTCGTCCGATGACACCTTGAACTTCATTCGTAACAAGGAGCGGCCGTTGTGGTTCACGTACAGCAAGGATATGAAGGTCCTTTTCTGGGCGTCTGAACCTTGGATGTTCGGGGCTGTCCATCGTCGGATTGAAATCTGGGATGGCGGCGAGGACAAGCGCCAGTACTTTCCTCTTGAGACTGACAAGCTCTTTTCCTACCACATCAATAAGCACGGGCATGAGCCTAACAAGATCTTCACAGTGAAGAAGGCAGTAGATCTGGCAGCGGAGGTCCGAGGGTACGCGGGAAAATTCTCGAACGCCCATGGCTACTCTGGTAACACAGGCGGCTACTGGGCGGACGGCAAATTCCACAAGTACGGGGAAAAGGAGGGAGACAAGGAAGTCACCTCCCCTTTTCGGTCGGCGAGGGAAAGCGCGAAGGCCATGCTAGAAGCGCTGGACGACGATCTTACCGAGCATCAGAAAACCGTAACGCTGGGAAAGCCTCCAGAAAGCCAGGCACTCCTGCCCGCCCCGAAGGAGCCTTCTCAGAGTCGGGGAGAGTTCAAGACTATCAGTTCTATTATGAAAAAATCCGAGGACTCTTCATCGAATCCTTCGGCCACGGGAACGGACTCGAAGAGTTCGAGCAGTACCAACAAGCCAAAGCTCTCCTTGGTGTCGAAAAAATCAAGCTACTATCCGCAGGAAAGCAAAGGAGGAACCTCCGAAAAGCCCAGCGTCTGTTGGAAGACCTCAAGAGATCAGTCGCTTTTGACCTCAACAAGTTTGCGTGAAGTCGCCGGCATGACTTACATCACGGACTGCAAGACGGGCCGTGAGTGGGAAATGACGGTCTTCGAGGAGGCGACCGAAGGGTGCTGTTGCTTTTGTCGCAAGCCCGTCGGGGATCTCTCAGAAGTCGGTGAAATCTTCACGCTCAAGACAATTATTGGAAAAGGCGAAGAAAGCCTTCGATTCATTTGCGTGTCTTGTCTTGAACACCCTCTTGAGTCTGTGATGTAACTTATAAGGAGAAAAGAAATGGCAGATTTTACTATCGGCTGTGACCCGGAAGTCTTCATTCGTCGAGCGCGAAAGACGGAGGTTATTTCCGCCTTTGGCGTTGTGCCGGGGACGAAGTCCTCCCCTCACCAGACGGAACACGGAGCGATCCAGGTCGATGGCATGGCTTTGGAGTTCAACACAAAGCCTGTGCCGCTGCTTGCCCGGAGGATTTGGACAGAACCAAGGAAGCAGCCCTGCAGGGCCTTCTCGGATGCCGTTAATAACGTCTTGGCAGACTTGAAGAAAGAGATGGGGGATAAGTACCAGTTCGTCTTCAGTCCCGTGGCTGACTTCGACCCTGAGTACCTTGCTGCTCAGCCTGAAGAAGCGCGAGAGCTTGGCTGTGACCCTGACTTCTCGGCTTACACCCTTGAGCCGAATCCTCGGCCGGATGGTGAGCGCCCTTTCCGGACTGCTGCTGGCCATATCCATCTCGGATGGGACAAGGACATCCCCGCGATGCATCCTGCTCATATCAGTATCTGTGCCGACTTCGTCAAAATGCTCGACGCGACGGTCGGGTTGTACATGACCATCATTGACAAGGATGGTGCCCGTCGACGCGAGCTGTACGGAAAAGCAGGCGCCTTCCGGCCTAAGTCGTACGGAGTGGAATACCGCACTCCTAGCAATGCTTGGTTGACTTCCCGTGAACGGACGAACGCCATCTACGATCTTTGTCATTTCGCTGTCACTAGGATGACGAATAGCGACACACCGGAAAATGTCTGCTTTCTCCCTAAAGAAGAAATGATCCGCATCATTGACGAAGGCGATTTCGTCGAAGCTAAGAATGCCTGGCTTGACATGATTAAGATGTACCACATCTCTGACCAGTTCAGGGCGCATCTCAATAGTGAGATCAAGAAGAGGGAGGCGGCGTGAGATGTCGACGAACTACTTCTGGGAGGACACGACTCAGGCAATCGAAAGGTTGTCCGGGACTTATGTCCTCTATGGAGACGAGCCTGTTCATGTTGATCGGATTGACGAGCAGACTCCAATTGCTGATATACGATTCGTGAACGGTGCACTCTCTCGTATTAACCTCTCAGATGAGAAGTTCCATCGTTTCCGGAAACTGCCTGTCTGCGGCTGGGTCAATGCGGAGCGGCTCGGCAAGGCTTATCTCGTTGAGCGAAGGATGGTCCGTAATCGTCAGCATGGTCTGTCGAATAACAACGTCCAGATTGGAGAACTCTCCGAGGGGTCTGGGCAGATTAACTGGCGAGAAAGGAACTTCGGCGATATCGCAAGGGATGTAGGTTATGTCTCAGCTTGTCGAGGCGATTACCCGAAGTTGGAACGCGTCTTCGAGGCTATTCGAGACAATTCAACTCTGGCTCTGTCACCACTCTACGCAATGCATCGCGACGAATACGGCCTACGTTGGCTATATCGTCACAGCAATAAAGTCGGGATGTTTGCTGATACTGTTTCTCTTCTTCTGCTACGTAATGGAGTATTTCTACGAGAGGAGATCCTTGAGACTGAGGCGTTGCCTCTCCAGAATATCCGGGAGATTTAAGATGTCTTTCATCGAGAAGTACGAGAAGGCCGAGAAGAAGGGTGTTCGCGGGATTCCCAACTGGGAAATGTCTCGCCCCTATCCGCCCCCGAATGCACTGGGAGATGTAGGTCTTGAACTCGAAGTAGAGCCTGCGAGAGGTATCAACCTCCCGGCTCAGGGCGTTCTCGGGGCTGTTATCGGCCCTAAGACCAAGGCTCAGTGGCTAGTCCATCAGGACGGCTCCCTGAGGAATGGAGGCTTGGAGTATGTCCTGAGTCAGCCGTGCCTCGAAGAGGAGCTGGAAGGGCTGTTTACGGGGCTTTATAGGGTATTTGAGAGGGCAGGGACCGTATTGAATCTCTCAAACCGTTGCTCGACCCACGTCCATGTCAACGTAGGGGGTTATAAGGTCAACGAGTTGACTGCTGTCATCATCCTCTGGACGATGTTCGAGGAGATGCTCGTAAACTTCTGCGGCGAGCAGCGGAAGACGAATCACTTCTGTCTGACGGCTAAGGAGTCCCCTGCAACGCTCCAGGCTTGGGAGAATTTCCTGAACACGGGGATTATCCGCTTTCCCGACGGGATCAAGTACTCCGCATTGAACATCCGTCCGATCACGACACAAGGTAGCTTCGAGTACCGCTGTATGCGAGCGGAGAAGTCCCCTGAGCTTCTGATCCTCTGGTCGAAGTTCTGTCTGGCTCTGACGCGGTACGCTCGGAAGTACAAGAACCCTTCGTTGATTGCCAATGAGCTGTCTGAGCGCTCCGGCATCGATATCTTCATGGAGATCTGCGAGGGAGCTGACATCCTGCCCTTTGCTGATCTCGTGATGAAGACCGAAGGCAACGAGAACTTTTACAAGATGTCTGTGGAAGGCTTCCGTCGATGCCAGCAACTCTCCTTGGGATTCCCGTGGCCGGCTTGGGAGGAGATGATTGGTCAGGCCCATATTCCTGATCCGTTCAATCGAAAGGCTAAGACTACAACCGAAACGAGAGCCGATCCGGACTTCGAGATTCCAGCTCTTGAGGACGAAGGTCGCCCGCGAGGAGTTCGTATCCGACCTGCCCCACGGCCTGAGGATGTAGGACTGCCGCCTGAAGACTTCCAATTCAATGCTGCGATGAACGCCTTCCAACGAGTCGAACCTGTTCCTCCCAATCTTGATAGAGTTATCAGAGCGCAGCAAGAACAACTAGAGCGGGCCTTGCGCGTAGCGCGAGCGGGGGAAGTACCTCCTCCTGCGGCCCCCCGCCGGCCCCCTATCGAAGAAGACCTCTGGTAAGGAGTCTGAGAATGAAGAAATATCGTATCCTTCCGTACAAGCAAGGGAGTCGCTCGGCTCGTGCTTTGGCTGACGCGCTGAACGGACGAGTCCTAAAGCTCGAAGACTCCCGATACCGACGACAATTCCGAGATCATATCGTCGTGAACTGGGGGAATAACAACCCTCGGACTGACCTGACGATGCTTAACGCTCGGGTCGAACACGCGACTAACAAGTTGGCATTCTTCCAACGTCTTGAAGGTCAGGATTTGACTCCTGCCTTCTGGGTGAGACAGGAGGACATTCCAGATGAAGCATTCCCGGTCGTCTGCAGGACCGTGCTTAACGGGCATTCTGGTGCTGGTATTGTCATGGCTGATAGTCGAGACCAGCTTGTTCCTGCTCCGCTGTATGTGAAGTACATCAAGAAGCTTGAGGAGTACCGTATTCATGTCGGACGAGAGATCAGAGGGCCAGTCGAAGAAGACGGCTTCCAGCCTATTAGGTTCACCATCATCTCTGAACAACGGAAAGTTCGAGATCGAGATCGGGAAGTCACGGACTGGCGAATTCGTAATCATGGTAATGGATTCGTGTTCCAACGAAACGGAATCCAGGTTCCGGATGCTGTACGGGATTCGGCTATGCGATGTATTGAAAGACTTGACATCGACTTTGGAGCTGTGGACGTCATCTGGAACGAACGAACTTCCCGGGCTTACGTCCTAGAGGTGAACACAGCGCCTGGCCTTGAGGGGCAAACTGTTCTCGACTATGCTGACTTTTTTAGGAGTATTGCGTGATGTTTAACGTTCGTAGGCACGGCGGCTCTTGCTGCGGTATGTCTCATATCTATGCTCTTGATTCTCTTTATTATCGAGAGGGCACACCCCAATACGAAGTCTTGAAAGCCGAACGCAGGAAGCATATTGTCGCCGCCTGCAACCGAGCCTTCACTAATAACAAGCTTCGAGGGTGGTGGCGGGAAGGCAGAGGTGTACATCTAATCGAGGCGGTTACCGCTGAACGCAATGATGATCCCTTCGGTCAGACCAGACATATCGGACCAATTCTGGGAGAGCTTGGCTTTGAGATTGTCACCACCTTTCGGAATGCTAACTCCGGGAACGAGGTAACAGTCTGGCATCTGCTGATGGATAAAAAGATCACTTGACAATCTCGTCGGAATATGTTATACTAACGGTACAGAGATAGGGGAACTATCCAATGCGCTGCCACATCTGCGATGCCGCACTCAGCGAAGACACGATCTCCTGGAACCACGATCACAAGGAATGGGACCCGTGTCCTGATTGCCTTCGAGCAATCGATGAGGTTTTTAACACTAGCTACGACGAGGAAGAGATCACACGTATCCTGATGGATGAGTGGGGAGATTTCCTATCAGAGGAAATTGTTCCTGACCTCGATTTTCCCTCTTGACAACCCTTCAAAAATGTGTTATAATACTCTTAAGAAGGGTATATAAGAAGATTATATCATATAAGATATCTATTAAAGATAATAGTTAATAACAGTTATCATATAAAATACCCTTTATAAGAACCCTTAATAAGAGGGCGCGAAGCCCCGGAGAAAACGAGAATGGCTCAAGCCGTCAAGACTCATCAATCCTGCCCTTCGTGTCAGCACAAAGACTGTCTTTCTGTGTACGATGACGGCAGCACCTTCTGCCATTCGTGCAACAAGACTACCCGTGAATACCTTGTGCTCCGTACTGCGGAGACCGTACAAAAGGAACGCCCCTTCTCTAGTATGTCTCGGATTGCCCGAGGTTTCCCTGAGAGGGGCTTTTCTGCCGAGACGGTCAAGCGGTACTCGGTTGACGTCGGAGGCCCTGAGGCGCCGTATCAGGCAAAATACCCGTTGTTTAACGTGGCAGGAGATCACGTCGGCAACAAGGTCCGGAATCCGGATAAGCAATTCCTCTTTGAAGGCAACGTCAAGGAGGTTGGTTTGTTTGGCCGACATGCTTTCCCCCCGGGATCAGCTCGATACGTCACAGTAGTCGAAGGACAGGACGATGCCCTCGCTGCCTACCAGATGATGGGCAGCAAGTACCCCGTCGTGTCTGTGCACTCAGCTTCAACCGCCGCCCGAGATGTCAAGCGAGATTTCGAGTATCTGAACAGCTTTGACAACGTCGTCTTTGCATTCGATGCAGACGAACCCGGCAAGAAGGCTGCCCGAGAAGCCGCAGCCGTCGGCCTCCCCCTCCATAAGATCAAAATCCTTTCCATGCGAAAGCACAAGGATGCCAATGACTACCTTCTCTCTCGTGATGCCGAAGCTTTCACGAAGGAATGGTGGCAGGCTCCGTCCTACCGCCCTGACGAACTCCGCTTCGGCACTGAGCTGTTCGATGACGTCATGGAGCGCAAGGATATCTTCACCGTGGATACGCCATGGGAGGGCCTGAATAGGAAGCGGGCACAGCTCCGCCTCTCCGAGTTCATCGTTGTGACTGCTGATCCTGGTGTCGGCAAGACATCCTTCCTGAAGGCCATAGAGCACAAGCTCTTGACTGATCCTGCCGTCATTGAGAAGGAATACGGCGTAGGTTTCCTGCATCTGGAGGAAAGCAATGGTGATACAGCCCTCGGTCTTTTGTCTATTCATAACTCTCAACCTTATCACCTCCTTCCTCGTGATTCTTGGCAAGAGGACGAACTCCGTTCAGGATTTGATACTGTACTCAATAACACAAGGGTTGTTCTTTGGGATCACTTCGGCAGTAATTCTGTTGATGCCGTACTCAATAAAGTACGCCATATGGCAGCTCTTGGATGTAAATATATTGTACTGGACCATCTGTCTATTATCGTTTCTGACCAATCAGGGGACGAAAGGAAGCAGTTAGATGAAATCTCAACCAAGCTCAAAACCCTATGTATGGAGTTGGACATTTGCCTTATCGCGGTTATCCATACAAATAGGGCTGGACAAATCCGGGGGACCGCTGGCGTCGAACAACTCGCGAATATTGTTATACGTCTACGTCGAGATAAAGACGAAGAAAACGAATGGCGAAGGAACATCACCTCTGTCTCGATTGAAAAGAATCGTTTCTCGGGAATGAGCGGGCCAGCCTGCCATCTCTGGTATAACGCAGAGACTGCCCGGCTTTACGAGTTGGACGAGGAATCGAGCAAAATCTTTAGGAATGGAGGATCGGTAAATGACACGCAAAAACCCTTCTGAGGACTTCTGGGACGAAGATTTCACCTACGGACACGGCCCACACCCTGGAGCCGAAGGCCGCGTCAAAGAGAAGCTCCTCGCTAAGCGAGTGGCCGAACTTGAACGACATGTCGAAAGGATGGATACTTGTATTCTTAGACTTGAGATGCTCGTAGACAATCTTGTGCAGAGGGACTTCTATGTATCTGACCCAGGAACTGGAGAAGATTTGGGCAGGGGACATCGAGGGGAATGATCTCCTCCCCGGCCTGACTCATGTCTGGTGCTTGTGTCTTGTCAACATGCAGACACAAGTAGAAGTCCGACTTAGAAACTACGAAGATATCCGGGTATGGCTGAGAGACGCCATACGTAACGAGAATAAGATTGTCTTCCATAATGGCATTGGTTACGACGCACCTGCCCTGAACAAGATCGTAGGCACCTCTCTCAACCCTTCTCATATCATAGACACACTCGTCATGAGCATGGTCTACTCACCTTCGGGTAACATCGCGGGTGTTCATGGCCATGCTCTAGATGATTGGGGGGTACGTCTCCGCTTCCCTAAGACGGAGTTCTCAGATTATTCTCGTTGGTCGAAGGAGATGGAAGACTACTGCATGAACGACAGCCATCTCTGTCGTCGTATTTACCTAGCCTTGCGTGAACGGATGCTCTCTGTCGGGTTCACTGACGAGGGCCTAGAGATCGAGCATAGATCATGGGGATTGATCCAGCAGCAGAAAAAGAACGGCGTCGCCTTCGACTACGAAGGTGCCAGTCTCCTCCTCGCAAAAGTCCGAGAAAAGGAAAAGGAGCTTCAAGATGACATCCACAGAATCTGGCCTCCCGTCCTTACAAGAGTTTTTACAGGCTCTAAATCTCGTAAGGCGAATGGAGAAGAAACTGCGAATTATCGACGACATCGTGAACAATATGATGATGTTCGGGAGTTACCCGGAGGACAGTACGACTGTTATCAGTTCGTTAGTTTCAACATTGGAAGTCCTGCTCAACGAGTTCAAAGACTGTTGGAGCTTGGATGGGAACCAGAAGAGTTTACAAAAGCGTCAGCTACGCACCCTAATGGACAGCCTAAGCCCGTCACAAAGGGAAGACTTTCTCCATCTCTTGAGCGTTTCGTCGAACAGTCAGGTGATGAAGGGGCTTATCTGATTGCTAAATGGATTGACTTTAACGCCCGTGGGAACATGATTAACACGTGGATGGAGGCTTATAACCATGAAACTCGCTGCATACACGGCCAGTTGTGGCTCGCAAATACTCTTCGTTATCGCCACTCTAATCCTAATACCGCTAATATTCCTGCTGTACGAGTTGGTAGTGACGAACAACCACTTCGCGGTGAGGCCGGAGTATACACGTATGAGGCGCGTGATCTTTGGTGTACTCGTGACAGGCATCGCCGTAGTCTGGTGGGGGTTGATGCTAAAGGGATCCAGCTGCGTGTACTTGCTCACTATCTAAACAACGAGGAGTTCACAGATGCTGTCCTCAATGGAGACCCCCACAGTTACAACCAAGAGATTGGAAACTTTAGAACACGCGCTCTTGCAAAGACTTTCATCTATGCCTTCCTTCTGGGCGCAGGAGATGCGAAGATCGGGCAAATCATTGGAGGAACGACGGCAGACGGCCGAAGAACTAAAAAGATCTTTGTCGGCAACTTTCCTGGATTGTCAGATCTACTTGATGACCTTGAGCGACAGGTGGAAAGAGCTGGAAGAATTATCCTTTGTGACGGGACACCCCTTGCAGTCACAGCTCCACACACACGTCTTGGATACCTACTACAGGGAGACGAATCCCGGATCATGAAGAAGGCGGCTATCCTCATCGCTCAGGAGGTAGCCCGCCAGAAGCTTGATGTGTTGAAGGTTTTAGATGTTCACGACGAGTTTCAGTTCGATGTTAAAAAGGAAGATATAGATGCTTTCGTCAGAATTTGTGGCTCCTGCTTTGCTAGGGCTGGCACTCATTTCAATTATCGTGTTCCTATTGCGTGCTCCTCGGCCGTAGGGGAAACGTGGGCTTGCACCCATTAACGATTTAGCTTGACAAACCTACGAAAACATGGTATACTAACGGTACAAGGATGAAGGATGTGAAATGAAGTTCTCCCTGATATCTGACATGCACTTAGACCATCCGCAACCGAAGACCCCGTACCACCTCCTAGAGGAACGGGTGATCGTTGCAGGCGACACGGCTAACGGTCTTGAAGGCTTGAAGTTCCTTCAGAAGCTGAAGAACAAAGGTCATACAGTCTACGCCGTAGACGGCAACCACGAGCATTACGCGAACTTCTCCCGTGGTCGACACCACTCCGAGACGACAGCTAGCTTCCGCGAAGCTCATCCTCGTTATCATGACGAAGAAGTCCCTATCGTTCTCGCTAATGGTTGGTATATCGTAAAGGATGAGCCGGCTTGGAACGCTTACATGAATGACAGTCGCTTCTGCGACCTGACTGCCGAGGAAGTTAATCATCAGGCGATCCTAGAGTCGAGGGCAATTCGCGAGAAGCTTGTCCTCTGGAAGTATAATCACAAGAAGGGTATCGTCGTAACCCATACCGCCCCTTGCACAGAAACTCTGAACCCTAGGTTCGACGGGCATTTTAGCAACGAGTGGTATTGGAACCCTTTGATGCTCCCTCTCCTAGAGGAGTTCAAAGACCAGATCCTTGTGTGGTGCCACGGGCATACACATGAAGCAGCAGACAAGATTGTTTCAGGTGTGCGAGTAGTCTGTAACCCCCGGGGATACCCGGGGGAAAATCCTAACTGGAAACCTATGACTATTGAGGTTTGAGGAGTAGAAAATGGCACGTAATAATGAAATGGAAATCCGTGGCAAGACTTCGTTCGCTAAGGTTATCGGCGATCCTGTCATGAATAAGTTCACGAATGAACGTGAGTGGTCTGTTGACATTGAGATCGACAAGGCGACTGAGTCTCAACTCAAGAAGGCCGGCCTCGGTGACAAGGTTAAGCGTAAGGACACGTACCTCGAAGGACGACCTTACGTCTCGTTCCGGCACAAGGAGAAGCGTCTTGACAAGTCCACCGGAGAAGTCCGGGATAATTTCCCGATTAAGATCGTGGATATCGTGGATCGCCCCTGGGATCAGCGGCTTATCGGAAATGGCTCTGTTGTTGATGTTAAGTTTGCTATTGGTGGAACTGCTCCTCGTATTGGTCTTTATATCCGTAGCATTCGTGTACTGGATCTAGTGAGCTACGAGAAGAAGGACTTCTCTCCGATCACTGAGGACGACGAGTACTTCGCTAAGGCCGCTGAAGCAATGAATGCCGGCCAGGTCCAGCCTTTGACTAAGTATCGCGGGAACGAAGACCTCGACGACGAGATTCCATTTTGAATATCTAACCTGAGTGATCGTTTAGGTTAGACGCGGGACTATGAGCGTAATCATAGCGAGGCAGAAGCACGATCATGCGAATACTGCCCGAGGAGGTGGAAGGCCTCCCAATAAGGGGTTGCGTATGAAGAGAGTCAAGTTCGCATTCGTTCGGCAGGCTACTGTGACACAGACTGGTAAGTGTTACGTAGACGTCGACGGCGACACGCCAGAAGCAATCATCGAGAATGCAGAAGCTAAGTCTGAAGAGTTGGAGTTCTCCCGTTTCCTAGTTAAGAACATCTCCTACGAAGATATTGACTGGGACTTCGAGATCGAAATGATAGAGGAATTGTGAGAGATGGCTGATATCAAGACGCTAGTCGAGGACATCTACTCTTTGTTCGATCCGGACAAGCCCCATGAAGTCAACGAAAAGAACCTCTATAACTTTACCTTTGGGCTTGGGAATATTGTTCGTCAACGATTGGCCCAGCGAGAAACCAAAGACTTTGCTCTCCGATTCTCAGGTCTTGGCAAGCCAGATCGACAGATCTGGTACGAAGCCCATGGCTATAAGAAGGAAGATCTCCTTCCTAAGACCTACTTGAAGTTTCTTTTCGGGGACATGATCGAAGCGCTTCTTCTATTCCTTGCTAAGGAAGCCGGTCATGAAGTCACAGATGAACAGAAGGAAGTCGAAGCGCTTGGAGTATTGGGACACATCGACGCACGGATTGATGGCAGGGTCGTCGACGTCAAGTCGGCCTCGCCTTTTGGCTTCAAGAAGTTTGAAGACGGCAGCCTCCTACAGAACGATCCCTTCGGCTATATCCAGCAGCTTTCTGGATATAATAATGTACTAACTCCAGGGGAACCATCTTACTTCCTAGCGATGGATAAGGTCTCGGCTGATATCACGTTGATGGAGCTGCCTGTCTCAGTCTCTGAGGAGTTCCCCCCAGCCGAACGGATCGAGCATCTCAAGGAGGTTATCTCCTCCGATCAGATTCCTCCTCGCTGCTACGAGCCAGTTCCTGACGGCAAGTCTGGCAATATGAAACTCGGGACTGAATGCTCATACTGCGGGTTTAAGGACGCCTGTTTTCCCGAAGCCCGCCTTTTCTTGTACAGCACTGGGCCTCGATGGTTGACTACCGTAGCACGAGAGCCTGACGTATTCGAGGTAAAGTGACACACAATGAACAACGGTCAAGGGCCGGGCACCTAAAGCGAAGATACGGAATCTCGCTGGATCAATATCAACAACTCTTAGATAAGCAGAATGGTTGTTGTGGAGTCTGCAAACGACATCATTCCGAATTCCCGATCCGACTTGCGGTGGAACATAACCATTCGACTGGTGAGATTCGGGGACTTGCCTGTACTTGGTGCAATCGGTATGTGATAGGCAGACACACTGACTCAACGCTTATCAGGTCTCTTGCAGATTACCTAGATCAGAAGACGGGGTGGTTCGTGCCTCCTCAAAAACCTAAAAAGAGAAAGAGGAAGACATGACAGGTAAGACCCATTTGGTAATTCCCGACAGTCACGCCCATCCCGACCATCCCAACGACCGCTTCTCGTGGCTAGGCGAACTAATCCTAGATGTAAAGCCTGACGTCGTCGTGAACATCGGCGACCTCGCTGACTTTGCGAGTCTGTGCATGCACAGCAAGGCGCTGGAGCGGGAAGGCGCACGGTATAAGGCTGACTGCGAAGCTGCCTACGACGCACAAGAGAGGATCTTCCGCCCTATTCGTAAGGCCAAGAAGAAGCATCCTCGTTGGGTATGGACGCTAGGTAATCACGATATCCGGCCTGATCGGTTTGCAGTAGATAATCCTACCTTCCAAGGCAAGCTCTCATATAAGGACACAGGATGTGGCGAATTTCCTTGGGAGGTTTATCCCTTTCTTGAAGCTGTTGACATTGACGGCATTGATTATAGCCACTATTTTACTAGCGGTATCATGGGGCGCCCCATCGGCGGAACCCACCCCGCTTGGACGACTATTAAGAAACGAAATAAGTCCAGTGTTGCTGGCCATTCCCACGTTTTTGATCTTAAGGTGGACCGAACCCAAGGAAGAGACCTCCTGGGACTTTCTGTGGGGTGTTACGTCGATTACCATGCTGATTACGCTGGCCCTGCTAATTTTATGTGGGCCCGTGGCGTCTGTGTTATCCGTGATATTGAAGATGGTATTGGTGACGTAGAGTTTATTAACATCAATCGTATTAAGAAAGCTTACGGGAAGTAGGATACAAGGTATGGGTTTGCGAGATGACAGCCTGCCAGGAGACCTCCGGCAGAAATTGATTGATAGGTTTGAAGGGTGGGAGATCGTCGAATTCCTGCGTGTAGATGTCGAGGATGTCCTTGACGCATTCGAGGAAGTCGTTCTAGATCATCTCGCCGATCTTCTCGAAGAAGGAGGTATTTCATATGGGGAGGAAGAAGAATGACGGCACGAAAGCGAACTTTACTTCCAGGTGGTCCGAAAGATTCGATGAAGTCTGGCGAGAATACCAAGCCAACAACTCACTTGCCGATGACGGAAGAGCAGAGGTGGGAGAATCCATTCCAGAACTTGGACGTAAGGATGACCGAGGCAAGCCAGAAATGTTTCGAGGTATCTTCCGACAGTTCCCTAGGGCTCTCCGAGCCGTCGCTGCTTGCTCTTCTCATGGAGCGGTCCGGTATGGGTGGGAAAACTGGAAGCGTGTCCCAGAAGGCTTTGAACGATATAGTGATGCGATGGTACGGCACCTTGCTGCCGAATCAGAAGAAACTCCTTTCGATCATGATTCAGGAGAGCATCACGCAAGCCACGTCTGCTGGAATAGTTTAGCACGTCTAGAGCTTCTCTTGATCGAAATGGAACAGAATGACAAATCCCTTCCCAAGTCAGTATGAATCGTTTATCCATCTTAGTCGTTATGCCCGCTGGATCGAAGGAGAGAATCGTCGAGAGACGTGGGGTGAGACGGTAGACCGTCTTATCTCTTACTATAAAGACAAGGCTAATCTTAGTCCAGTCACAACTACTGAACTTCGAGATGCCATTTACAATCTTGAACTGATGCCTAGTATGCGAGCATTGATGACAGCCGGCCCGGCCCTAGATCGCTGTCATGTGGCCGGGTATAACTGCGCTTATACGGTCATCGACAACCTTCGCAGCTTTGATGAAGTCATGTATATCTTGCTCTGCGGAACCGGAGTAGGGTACAGCGTAGAGGAAATGTATGTCAATAAGCTCCCCCGAATCTCAGAAACCTTCGAAGAAAGTTCTAGCGTCATACACGTTGGAGATAGCAAGGAAGGTTGGGCAAAGTCCCTCCGAGAACTCCTCGCCCTACTCTATGCAGGTCAGCTTCCCAAGTGGGATACAAGCCGAGTACGTCCTTCCGGCGCGAGACTTAGGACATTTGGTGGCCGTGCTAGCGGACCCGGACCTCTGGTTGAACTTTTTGAATTCGCTATCCGCATCATTCGAGGTGCTGCAGGACGACGGCTGACAAGCCTAGAATGCCATGACCTACTCTGTAAGATTGCTGATGTTGTAGTTGTAGGAGGAGTTCGCCGCTCTGCGATGATCTCCCTGTCCGATGTGACAGACGATCGAATGCGCTCTGCTAAGACTGGGGCGTGGTGGGAGCATCACGGTGAACGTGCTCTAGCCAATAACTCTGCCGTGTATAACCGTCGGCGCCCAGACATGGACGTCTTCATGAAGGAATGGAGGGCTCTGTATGACAGTAAATCCGGCGAGCGGGGGTTCTTCAGTCGATATGCATGTCAGGGAATTGCTGGCAGAAATGGTCGAAGAGACAAAGAACATGAATTCGGCACTAACCCTTGTTCAGAAATCATTCTCCGGCCACATCAATTTTGTAATCTTACGGAGCTTGTTGTGCGACCTGGAGATTCAATTGAATCGCTTGCACGAAAGGCGCGACTTGCTAGTATTCTTGGCACAATACAAGCCGGCTTCACCGACTTCAAATACCTGAGGAAGATCTGGAGGGACAACTGTGAAGAAGAGCGGTTGCTTGGTGTGTCTCTTACAGGTATCTGTGACAATCCTAGCCTTATCCTGGATCCTCTTACACTGAGTAGGATTAAAAATGTTGTCATTGACACGAATAAAGAATGGGCTGAGCGACTGGGTATCCCGCAAGCTACAGCCACTACGTGTGTCAAACCCAGCGGAACTGTTTCCCAACTTGTTGACAGCGCTTCTGGCCTTCACACTCGTTATTCTCCTTATTACCTACGCACAGTCCGTGGGGATAACAAAGACCCATTAACCCAGTTCATGAAGGATGCTGGAGTTTACAATGAGCCGTGTGTTCGTAAGCCTGATACGACGACGGTCTTCTACTTTGCAAAGAAAGCTCCTGAAAGCTCTCTCAAGCGAGACGACTTGTCAGCCGTTGGATCCCTTGAAATCTGGGATCTTCTCCAACGGTATTGGTGTGAACACAAGCCTTCTGCCACCGTCTTCGTCAAAGAGCACGAGTGGATGGAAGTAGGCTCTTGGGTCTATGATAACTTCGATAATCTGTCGGGTGTCTCCTTCCTTCCGTATGACGGCGGGACTTACAAGCAGGCGCCTTACCAAGAGCTGACAGAAGAGCAGTACCATGAATGGTTGGCAGCCCATCCCATGCCTGAGATTAACTGGGATGACCTCCGTTTCTATGAGACTGAGGATAATACTACCGGCAGTCAGGAGTACGCCTGTTCAGCTGGAGCTTCTTGTGAAATCGTAGATATTGGAGGTTGAGTATGGAAGACAACGAACAGACCACCCAGAACGAGCAAACCGTCCTGCCCTTTCCTGACATCGAAGCTGCTGAGAATGTAGACGGAGACTTCTACGCTACTCTCCCTCTGATGGAGTTGGCAGGTCTTATGGCCGATAGCCAGTTCCTTCGTATCCTCTTCGAGAACGGTCTTGAAGACTGGGAGGAGTTCGAGACTTGCCTGTCGGAGTTCAAGGAGATTGAAGGTGATGAACCTCAGCTCTTTAACTGATCTCGTACCTGCTCTACCTAGTCCGACTAAGATCCTGGGGGTGGCTACGGCTGCCCTCACGGTCTCTACAGGCGTCCTTGGCTTTCTGCTGTACCACGAGATTGGTCTCGTTCAGCAATGCCACGATGCCGTCCGTGCTCAGGCTAAGGTAGACAAGGTCGTCAAGACTGCCATCTCTAACACGGACACGAGAAATGCTCAGATCCTGCAAGACACTACCTCTGCTAGGATTGCTTCTGCTATCCACAGCCTGCGCACTAAGGACGTCAACTCCAGCTCGGGATTGTCCGGGCCTGCCGCCGGTTCCCCAAGTGCTACGTCAGAAGATTCAACATCCGAGCTACTTCCCAACCACCTCACTCTTACTCAAGAAGAGTCCGACCGAGAGATTTGCGTAGTCAATACTATCATTGCCGAGGGTTGGCAGAAGTGGTATGACATCTCTCAAGAGACTCGAAAGGATATCTTGAATGTCAATCCTAACGCCGAAAGTGGTAGCCTTCGTAGCGAGCCAGGAGGGCGTGTGCCTGGAAGCCTACAAGGACTCGAAGGGGGTCTGGACTTGGGGAATGGGGGTGACAAACGCCTCCGGACACGAAGTATACCCGAAGTACAAGGACAATCCCTCGACGATGAACGAGGTATTGCAGGTCGGTACGTGGCTTCTGGAGACGCACTATCTACCTTCGGTACTTCAGGCTTTCAAGGGGAAGTCCCTCTCGGAAAACCAGCTAGCGGCAGCCCTCAGCTTTCACTGGAATACGGGGGCGATCCTACGGGCGGACTGGGTCTCAGGTTTCAATTCTAACAGCCCACAGACGAGAGGACTCCTTGAAAGGAACTATAATAAAGGAGGCCTACAGGGCCGGCGAAACGGGGAGGCAGAACTCTTCTTCGACGACGAATGGCCTTCTCTCTTGGTACCAGTCCGGGCGGTTCTCAAGCCGAGTTACAGTCCTGACTGGAAGCACGTCACATTGATGAATCCACTCCCTGACTTAGAACTGATCCTTAAAGGAGGCTAACGTGCAATGGTACTTGAAAGCCACAGCCTATGCCCTGAATGTGGTTCAGAGCTTCTGGCGGCCACTTCTTTGTTTTTCCGCTGTTGGGGCTGTGACCGTGAATACTATCTACCTGCCGATTATCACACAGACACCAGTCGGCCTAGTGCCTCTCTCGGGACTTATCTCCTCCGTAGCTGGCTTGGCCGCCGTCCACGTATGGGAGAAGAGGGAGAGGGGTTGTACGACTGAAACGAAACTAACGGATGCTAATAGCTGATACAAGAAAACCCCCGATGAGAACATGGACCTTTAGGAAAAGGGAACCATCTACTCAGCGAGGGCTGTGCGTTGTTTGTGATAGTAGGGAGCAGAAGCCGAAGGCTAATGGTAAATTTCATCCATACTGCGGCAATTGCCAAAAGAAACTATACGGCAAGGGACGGCCTCGTCGAGGCAAAGGTGAGAAAAGAATTATTATTCCTCATTACAAGACCTATAAAAAGGATCATTGTGAGGAGTGCGGATTTATCCCTAAACATTCTTGCCAATTAGATGTTGACCACATAGACCAAAATCATAAAAATAACGCCCCAGAAAATCTTCAAACCCTATGTGCTAATTGCCATAGGTTAAAGACTTATCTGGAGCGTCAGTAATCTAGGCCCCCTCTGGAAACGGAGGGGGTTTCTTTGTTAGTTCTTAGTGCATGTGCTTCAGCCAATCAACAAGGTAGCTGACAGCGCCGATTAATCCAGAGCCTGCGATCAGAGAGAAGAGCCAGAAGGCGCCAGCCCCTTTATGCTTAAGTTCTAGGAGCTGTGACATCCTATCGTACATCCTATCGTTCTGTCTGATAAGGATGTCGTACTTAGCTTCAAGAGCAGACAATCGCCCTTCGTGGTCAATGAGCTGTTCATTCTGTTGTCGCGTAGTGAGATTCTCTAGATCGGATTCTCTACACGGCTTGTCGTACTCACTCATTGGCCACCCTTCAATGCTCGGAGCTTTGCTACCTTGTCAGCGAGGGGACGGACCTTCCCGATGACTTCTCGTTTAGTGTCGTCAGACAGGAACTGCCAGCCGGGTTCATTATATAGATTAGACAAAGCCTGATGCATTATCTGACCGTGTTCAATCGTAGCCTGCCTATGCTGTTCAGGGTTAAGAACGATCTCGGATGGACCGATCTTCATGCTGTTATTAGGAGGGGTAATCAAAGCTCCCTTTGCTCCGTTAGCCAGTCTCTGAGTCTCCTGGATGATAGGGTCTTGATCATCTTGGCTTGTAGGCAGGAAACCTACGTGCTGTTCTTGAGGGAAGCCCCAGACGTTCAGCTTCTCAGGGAGAGTTTGACTTAGCCCAGGCACGCCAGACTTAATCCGGTTTAGCATCTGTCCGCTGATATCATCGGCCGAGACGTCACGCTTTACTGGATCGATATAAGCCTGATTGATAGCGCGGACACCGGCAGGCACAACCATATTCGCAGGAAGCCCTGCTATATAATTCTGCCAAGTCCGTTCTCCGCCCTTCTGATCGAGGGCAGCCATCACAGGGGAGAAGTCATGGAGAGAAGTATTCTCTAGGACAGACCCTGCAATAGTATGGGCAGCAGCCAAGCTCGCCTTCTCGTAAGAAGGATAGTCGCCGTCGTTCTTGAACTTATCGACTAGGTCAGCCATCGTACTAGCCACCTCGTAGAGAGGAGACAAGCCTTTGATGCTATGGTAGGTATCGCCAACCTTCACCGAGTTAGGCATCCAGCCCGAAGCTTGGAGTTCCTGATTCTTCTGAAAGTTAGACGGACCAGTCCCAGTCACCAAGCCTTCACCAGCCATGCCAGCAAAGAGTCCAGCGATAGCCGTTCCCATACCGAGACGAGCAATAGCACGGTCACTCTCTCTGCCGACATTCTGCATCAGACCGGCCTGGTTGTAACGGTCGAGTAGCCCAAGAGGTCCAGACCAACGTATGCCTGCTCTCATGACAGCATCGGGACGAGCAGTGAAAGGCATCAGCACATAGCTAGCACCTTTTGCCGCCCCCTCAGGTAGAGCGTTCCTCGCACCTTCTAGCATCTTACCGATGGCAGAAGGTTCGTCTTTATACAGGATACGGTTCGTATTATCAGAGACATTCTTGAGCATATCTGCTGTAGGGTTCTGACGAAGATCAGACATCGTAGACCAGAGATCAGAGATAGGAGTTCCCTGCTCACGCGCAACACGACCAGCCTCACCCCACAGATATGAAGTCTTGAAGACATCATTGAAGAAGCCTTCGGTCGCATGCAGGGCAGTCAGAGGTAGGAAGATTGACTTGTCAGCTAAAGAGCTTCCGGCTCCCGCCTCCGGCATTGCTTCGCCCACTTGAGGCACAGACAGCCGAGACTTCAGAGCAGTGACAAGACCGTCTACCGTACCTGCAGCTCTCGCTGCCATCTCTGTGCCATAGACACGGGAAGCGTCTTCGCCAGAGAATCTGCCAAGCTGGCCGAGGCCCGAGGCAGCGAGGTCAGAACCAAACTCAAGACCGAAGTTAGCCAGCATACCGGAGTAGTACCGGAAGTGAGTCATCGGGTTAGAGAGGATAGTAGAGAACCAAGCCTTCTTCCAGAAGGAGTCAGCCTTAGGAGAGGTCGACAAGCCTAGGGCGTTAGCTGCAGCTTCAGGATCGTCACTGACCTTATCGAGGACAGCTTTGACATCAGTTGAAGTTACATCATTGCCGAAGTCCCCGGTCTTAGCCCCTTCTTCAAGCGTAATCCTACGAGAGGAAAGGGCCCGGCCGAGAGAAGAAGCTGTTTCAGTATTCAGACCGACCATCGCACGAGTACGATTGACAAGGTCTTCAGAGGCGTCATTGCCTGCAACCATCATATCTTTGATGAGAGCATTAGCCTGAATACGGATAGCATGCTGCCACCCATGAAGGTCTGAGATGTTATCCGGTCCCTTAAAGAGTTCTTCTTCTCCCCGGTTCAGGTAATCCTTAGCGAGGTTTGCGGTGTCTTCAAAGGTCTGAGGGTTCTGGGCGTCCTGTGCCTTAGCCCATTCGTCATAGGCAGCACGAAGCGAAGGATCATCAGAGATACGATCTTTGTTGATCGAACCAGCCATCTTCTCATCTACAGCAGGACTTAACGTATTCGCGTTATCGGCTACCGGCTGAGGTGAAGGGGGAAGACTAGGAGGCTCAGTGCCACCAAGGGAAGTGCTATCCATAAGGCCAGGCTGAACCGGCTCAACCCCTGCTTGCGGGACGGCCGCCTGCGGCGATTCCGAAGTTTGAGGATTTCCGCCTTGACCCTCTGCGACAGGCGCAGATTGTCCCTCGTTGGGGCCGGCACCCACTCCGGCGGCGTCACTTCCGACTTGTGCATTTTCCGGACCCTTCCAATTAATATCCCCGGTGAACTTCCCCGAGGCGTAGTTCTGACGGTACCATTCAAGATCACGGATGGAAGGGTTCCAGCCAGTTCCCTTATAAGATGCTACGATATCAGCAGGGTCTTCACCAGCTTTAAGTCTGGCTTGGACGTCAGCTTGTTCCTTCGGACCGAAGGCGGGATTGGCAGCAGGCTCCGCATTGACATCAGCGGACACAGGACGACCTGAAGTCTCATCACCTATCATCTGCTTGAAGAAGGGAGCGACACGGCCAGCAGCAGCCCCAAGAAGATGCATTCCACCAGCACCAAGGCCGGCTCCAAGACTCTCAAAAGTAGAGAAGTCCTTCTGCAGCCCCTTAGCCATATTAAGGCCTTGGACGGCAGCGTTATCGAGAGCGCCTACGGCACCGATGCTTGCCACACGGCTAGCTAGGGCAGACGCACCCTTGCCAATACCAACACCACCAAAGGCCCAGGAAGGATCAGCACCGCCGAGACCACCGGCCAATTGAACTCCGATGTTGGACGGGTCTTTCATATCGAGGTTGGCGTAGCGCTGTTCGATCTGCTTACGCGCCTGCGAGAGTACGGCATCCCGCTGATCGGAGGTCAACCCCGAGAGATCAGGAGATCCAGTAATCCTCGACATAAGATGAGGGAAGTGCTGGAAGAGTTCCTGCGAACCCCAGCCAGCAAAGGAAGTATTAGCCGTCCTATGGTAGGCATCCGAGATCTGTTGAAAGATGTCGCGGTTGACAGGACCTTGAGGAGTTCCGATATTATCCTGTGCCGGGACGGGAGCCTGCTGAACAACTCCTTCCTGAGGATTGGCCTGAGGAAGCTTGTATCCGGGGGCGATAGCTACGTGCCAATGAGGGCCAGTAGAGTAGGGCACGGGATCAGTCACCTCATTCCTCGCTTCGAGGACACGGGCTCCATTATCCTTCAGGCCTTGGACGTAATCATCAAAGTTCATGCCAGGGATAGGGGCGATATCCGTCGCCAGTCCCTTGGCGTGGTATGAATTGGGGTTAGCCTTAGATAGGGGATCTTCAGCGGAGCGAAGACCAGACGTAATTCTAGCGTTAGGATAGACGCTGGAGATTACATTCGTAGCGTAATCGGGTGTATAATCTCCAGCCATCTTAAATCCTTATTCTTATTGCCAGCCCCAGCCTCCACGGCCGTTGCTTACTGATTTCCAAGTCTTGCCGCCCATCTGTAGAGTCTGACCGGGGCCAGTTGCAGGCTTGGTGGGAATACCGAAGCCAGAGCCTTGACCGCCTGAACCGCCGCCCCCCAGAAGACTTTCGAGAAGGCTCGGACGATGGAGGCGAGGATCGGTAACAGGAATGATCTGCCCTGTCTGAGGATCGGTGTAGCGGCCAACTTCAATGTTAGCACGAGTACCTTGGGCATGAGCGGCCTCGCCCTTATAGCCGGCTTCCTGAGTGAGCAGAGGTAGGATTTCACCGTGCCACTTCTGACGTTCTGCAAGATTGCCCGCAGCAGTCTGGGCACGGGCAGCATTGCTCTCAGCAGCCACAACCTTATAGCCGGGGGTGCGAGAGTAGATCACCTTCTGGGCAGCGTCATCATCAGGAACTTCTTTACCGTCGACAGTCTTAGTAGGATAGGCAGAAGGTATCATCGAGATATCAACGCCTTTATTATCGGCGTTCTTCTGCAGCATGTTCCTGATCGTAGTCCACTGCTCGGGGTGCCCGACAGCCGGTTGAAGCGCCGCCAATGAGCTATCGAGGACAGACCCTTCGTACTTCTGTTTGGCCTCTGCGACTTGGAGTGGACGCATCTGCATCTCACCTGCCACCTGAGGATTGCCGCCAGCGTTCAGGTATTTCTGCACAGCAAGCTGAGGATTATCTTCGTAGCCTTGCAGGGCCTGCGCCTGAGCACGCTGTTCAGCCTGGCCTGCGAAGGGGTTGTGCAGGCCGCCTGCGGTCAGGATAGTATCACCCAACCAATCAAGCAGACCTTTAGCCTTCCCTCCGATGCCAAGGAGGCTCGTGAGAGAGTGATTGGGCATTGTGAGTCCCCCAGCCTGCTGGGAGATTGAACCTGCTCCTTGGGCAACCTGAGGACTCTGAGGGGCCATTCCTTGGGCAGGCAAGCCGAAACCTCCAGGCTGATAGCCTTGGGGCTGCTGAGGGAGAACTCCTGCCTGCTGAGCCGGCCATTGTCCCATCATGATATCATCGAACAAGGCCATTAGTAACTACCTCCGTAGGGGTTGGCTCGGCTTGAAAGGTACGCATCCATCGGGTGGACGTAGTACTTAGTAGGATCAGCATTCGTGGAAGATGTCGTAGTCTCTACCGGCTTAGGCTGATCTGGAGTCAAAAGCTTCTGAAGTTCAGGATGTAGCTCGCCGCCCCCGAAGAGAGAGGCGAAAGGATTTCCACCTCCGCCTCCCAGCTCGTTTCCTACGACATTGCCGGCGAGACTTGTCAGGAGCGAACCCATTAGATCCCCAGCCCAGACTTGCTCTTAGAACCCTGCGACGAGGTGTTGCCTGCGCCAGCCAGGATGCCGGCAGAAGTATTGCCGAGCTGACCGAGGCCGAGGAGCTGCTGCATGAAGTTGCCCATGTACTGCTGGCCCATCTGCTGACCGTAGTTAGTCAGGGCTTTGCCAGTACCGCCAGAGTTCAGCAGACCACGAGAAGCAGCGTTGCCGGTTATGGCGTTCGTACCCGATTGGAGCACGGCGTTATATCCGGTGTTATTCTTGAACTGGTTGAACGCTGCCTGCTGAGCCGCAGGATCTCCGCCTATGCCAAGCAGGGCTGCGAGGGAGGAAGCCGCCCCCGTGCCTGCCGAGATATTCGGAGAGAGCGCAGTTGAAAGTTGAGGGTACGCCCGGTTATAGGAAGAACCCGAAGAGGACGAGTTCCCTCCTAGCAAACTGCCCATTCTTCGTAATCCTTTCTAGTGAGCATGAAGAGTTCACACGCCGGGGTCAACTCCGGGAGAACACCTAATGATTTGAAGCCAAGCTTTCGGGCAGCCCAGCAGGCGTCCTGTCGGTTAAGAGGAGTCCTTCCTCGCATTACTTCGATCTTTGGGAAGTTGTCGAAGGCATAAGCAATCATGTCTTTACTGGCACGAAGAGCTTTACGACCTCTGACGTCAGCACGATGGAAGTGATGACTGTCGTAGAGACCCTTGGAAGAGAACTCTAGCATTCCTAGGGAACCTTCCCCGTTTAAGAATGCCATGTTCTCTTCCTTGTCGAGCCACTCCTGAGTCTTCTCAAGGGTGAGGCTATCTCTGTATGGGCCGAGGATCAAGAGGACTTCTTTAGCATCCACTGTTCTAAATACCGACGAGTCGGGTATTACCGCTTGGGTCATAGCAGAGAACAGAGGTTGAGGCTCCGGCGACGTTAGTTCCGTCGACTCCGTCAAAAGCCCCACCGAAGAAGATATGGTCATACGAAGTCACCCAATCTGCAGTCGTAGTCGTTGTATTCCAGACAGGATTAGCCCCATCTTTCGACTCCCCTAGCTGGATATTACCAGAGCCGTCGTCCTTCATATGAAGCCATAGCCATCCTTGTGCCCAAGGGAAATTCGGATATGAATTCGGGATATCGTGCCGGCTTGAATACGAATTCCACCTTGTGAATTCGCCAGCATTGTACTGCCCTTGAAAGCGGTTAAAGGTTATTAACTTACTCGTACTAGAGTTATAGAGGCCGAGGGCATCGCCATAATACTCAGCGCCAACGTTATTGTGGAGAAGACAGACAGCGACTTCCCAGGCGGAACCACTAGTCTTAGAAACTGTCCAACCTGCAAGACTCATCGAAGTTGCTGTTGAACCTTGCTTTACATTAGCCCCTTTAGTTCCATTCTGAGTCCAAGTAAACTTTGTCCCGTCTCCGAGAGTAGCGAGAGATGCCGGGATTCCGGGGGATAGGTCAAAGAAACCAGAGCGCCCTACACCACTTACGAGCTGCCAAGCTGTGTCTCCACTCGCTAGGGAATAGACCCGGCCTGTATCGGTCGCGAAATAGTAAGCCGACATGTTAGGTGCGATAGTTGGGCCAAGGGAGGAAGCCGAAGGTATGTTGGCGTAGAGTCCACCGCCGATATAATCTTTGAGAAGAGCTGTATACGCCGTCATCTTATATCCTTATTAGCAGGAAACCCACGCGGTTCCGTTATCATATACAGGGCATTTCACAGTTCCACCACCAGTCAGCGCACCTAAATAGGTCGGAGCTGTAGCGTCTGTAACTGCAGCCATTCTACCGGCTGTACCTGCTGCTGGTAATGTCGCGACTGTATACTGTCTTAGAACGTGTAGTCTATTTTGGTCAATTGTCACAGCCCCGTTTGTACTCAGACCCGTCTCATTATTTATACTCAGCACTGTTTGAGATGTAGTAGAGGAATTAGGAGCAACTGCAACGGTAAACGTCGTACCCCTATTAGAGTCGCTAACAGAGGGATCGGTCAAAGAAAAATTAAAACTACCCGAGCCTATAATTCCCGTACCTGCGGCGTTAACTCCAAAAACCGTTACCTGTCCTAGGACATCGTTTCGGATCGGAGCAGAAGGAGACGCCATAGACCCTCGGCCCTTAACGAAGGCGTTACCGGGTGCTGTTGCATCAGAACTAAATCTATAGGCTGCAAAAGAAGCCGCTCCGTCGGAGGCCAAGCGCATTGTCGAGGCCGCTGAACGGTATTGGCGCAGGCCGTCATTGGGTATGAAACTAGGAAATGTCCCAGCTCCGACATTAACATTTAAAAGTCCAGTCATAGTATCGCCAGCGATATTGACTGCACCAAGATTAGTTAGAGCACCCCCAGCCGTTGTAGCGTTAGTCCCTCCCTGGGCTATAGTCACAGCGGCATTATCAGTCAAGACATTAGCACTGGCATTAGGAAGAGTGAAGGTCTTCTCAGACGTAGTAGGCCCGGAGAACTTAGTGAACCCGTTCCCGGTGCCTCCGTATACAGATGTAATAACCTGAGTTAGAGAAGCAGAGCCGTCGAAGTTATTTCCATATATTCCACGGGCAGTCGTTAGAGTCGCAGCAGAACCTGTGGTATTCTGGTTAAGAGTCGGTACGTCAGCTGTTACGATAGATCTAAACGAAGGAACGCCAGAGCTACCGTTAGGAGCCGCTAGGAAGAAGTTAGCTGTCTTAGACGCATAAGGATTGGTTGTATCACCATACGCCGAGCCTAGATTCCAAGTAACAGCTGCCGACCCATTATAAGTGGAACCTGATAATCCTGTCCCGGCTGTGAGGGCGTTAGCCACTGAACCAGCAATTACATTCTGCCAAGCTGTATCTCCGCTAGCGAGAGAGTAAAGCTTTCCAGTGTCAGTGGCGAAGTAATACGCGGACATCCCAACCGCAATAGTCGGTCCTAGGACAGTCGCATCCGGTCTATTAGCGAAAGTACCGCCCCCGGTATAATCTTTAGCGAGAGCGGTAAAAATCGTCATTAAGTAATCCTCACCATAACATAAGAGCTATCTGGCATATAAGAAGGCAACGGGCCCAACGTGTTGCCCATTACAGTCGGAGCATAGACATGATCTGCCCCTGCAACCCCAGATGAGGCCGCAGTCAATCGCCCTTGAGCATCTACTGTAATCGAGGCATTTGTATACGAACCAGCTGTAACAGCCGTATTAGCAAGAGAGATCGTCCCGGTCGTAGTGATAGGACCACCAGTCAGCCCGGTTCCAGTGCCTACGTTAGTTACGGTACCCCCTCCGCCAGTACCATTGCTCGCGGCTGTGATACGCCCTTGTGCGTCTACGGTAATGTTCGTATTAGTATACGAGCCTGCCGTAACCGCCGTATTAGCAAGGTTCCAAGTAACAGCAGCTGAACCGTCAAAGTTCGAGCCGGAAAGGCCGGTACCTGCTGTATGAGCATGAGAGACGGAGCCGGCAGAACCTGTGGTATTCTGGTTAAGAGTTGGGATATCTGCTGCAACGATAGCCCGGAATGACGGCGTACCTGAAGATCCGTTCGGAGAAGCCAGGAATAGATTGGCAGATTCAGACGAATACGTAACGGTCAACGTGCCGGATGTCGTTACTGGAGAACCCGTAACCGTAAAGCCAGAAGGCATCGATAGAGCTACAGAAGTAACCGTGCCACCTGATCCCGAGCCGTTAGCCGCAGAAGTCACGCGACCCTTAGAATCTACCGTAATATTCGCTGAGGTATAACTTCCAGGAGTTACGGCAGTATTCACAAGGTCGATAGTAAGGGGGGCTTGGGATAGTTTACCGGGAGTCGGGGTAACTGAGATATCCCCAGTCGTGCCCTGTATTTCTGAATTCTGGAGAGCTGTTACCTCAGAGATCAAAGTATTGACTTCGGTCGTCAGGGTTACGATATCACCAGTATTAGTAGTAATCTGCCCGCCGTGGTTGGCGATATACCGCATGAAGTAATCAGAAGGTTGCCCGGTTCCCGGGTCGACAATATTGAACTTCTGGTTTAGCGATTGGATAGGATTGACAGGAGTAGCGCCATTACTTGTTGCCATCCGGCATCTCCATACTATCAATACGCTTCAGAGCGCCATAATCAACAAGCCGGAAGAGACGGCCTGGGGCCTTCATCGCACCGAGAGAACGCCACGAAAGACGGGTATCGATAGCTCCCGGCGGGATCGTAATAGATCCAGCATCCTGATAGGTTTGACCACGGTCATCGGAGTAAGTCAGATCGACAGTATTAATCGTAACATCCGCCTGAGCACCGATGCTGGCTTGGACCTGAATGTTATAGCACGGCATTTTCTTGTAGCCACGGAAGGGAAGCTGCCCGTAGACCTCTCGCTTGAAGGGTCCGGGCAACGCCTGTCCGTAGATAGGGCTGTCGTCAGTATCCTGAAGAGGAGACAGGAAGTACAGAGAGCCGTTGCCGTCATCGCCAGTAATGACGTTACTACCGTACAAGTAAGACCACTGATCCCCGCCGTACCAGTTCGTGCCGTTATAAGCTTTCCAGACATCCGAACTGCCGGTACCCCAGGTATACCACTGCTGAGTGTGTTCGTCATAGACGAGAGTCTCTAGGTTGCCAAGGCGAAGCACATAGAAGTTATGGTTATCAAGAGTGAATGTCCAAGCACGGACAGCAGGATCGGTAATCGAACCAGCCGCTGCTACGAGGATCTGCACCTGCGAAGACTGGATGAACTGATCGTCGTCAATGGCAGCGAGGACTTGGACTTGGCTCGTTGAGACTTTATCCGAAGGAAAAGCCGAAGCCGCTAGAATCTGAGTCTGGGAGTCTTCGACAGCTACTGCAGCAAGGCGGACAGCAGCAAGGACTTGAGTTTGCGAGTCTGTAACGCTCGTTGCAATAGCCATCGAGATTCCTTGTTAGACAGTCCGGTCGATCTTGACCTCTAGGTTATTAACCGCGATAGGACTCCAAAGAGCGCCAGTCGCCGGATCAAGTTCTACAACATCCCATGCGTAGGCGTAGGATGTAGTCGGATTGTGAGTAGTACCGGTATGAGTAGACGAACCTGAGACGATATCAATCTGGTAGGAGGCGTCACCACCATCAGACTTCTTGATACGCTGAAGGTTCTGGATCGCACGAACACCCACGACAGACGCTGGAAGATGCGTGATCGTAGTGATCGCGGCAGCCGGGAAGGGCCCTTGCCCCGCCGAGATGAAGTGGCCGGCATCGTCAGGCGGCTCGCTCTCGATGGTGTTCGAGACAGTCGTCCCGCCGGTAATCGTCCAGCCATTGCTGACATCGGAGTTCAGGACAAGACGGAAGACAGACACCGGGGCGATAGAGCCTGCGGCGTTATTGTGCGATCCGGACTTATCGTACTGGATGAAGTCCTTCATGAACGACCCCCCGAAGGGAGCTGTGAAGTCCTGACGAGAAGACCAGCCGAGGTTATAGATAATCGTCGAGGCAATAGTAATCGAGATATTTAGAACCTGAGTTCCCTCGACATACACTGTGATCTGCCCGGTAGCATAGTCAAGCATTGTCTCGATGTGCCACCAAGCAGCAGCCGTAATAACCGGGACGAGGGTCGACTGGACGAGAGTGCCAGAGCCGTCATAGATAGTTAGAGCACCATTAGTCTCGGTACGGAGGACGTACAAGCGGTTATTCGAGAAGTCACGCCACTGCATGATATCAGCACGAGTGCCAGCCGACGAAGGCAGAGCACCGGTATAATACCTAAAGGCGATACCAATAGCAGTTGCCGGATTAGGGATGGCGTAGTTATTATCGGCGGTATTGCTGTTTACATTCGTACCGCCAACTTCCAGACAGAATCCGCCAACTACTACAGGGTCAGCAGCGATATACGAGTTCTGATTAGTGTAGGGAGTACCTTGCGTCGAACGAGTCTTGCCTGCTCCGGACGGACCGAGGTCAGGGGCAGACGTGCCATACGACGTAAAATCATCCATCCATTCGATCGCCATTAAAAGCTCCTTAGACGAAGAGAGCGAACTGTTGTCGCTGCAAGGCCAATCGGATCCTCTCCTCAATGGCTGGATTTGAGATGCGGTCTTGACCGCCTTTGATCGACCAGACTGCTCCATCCTCATCTACGAGGATTAGCTTGTCCTTGACCTGTACGGCAGTATCCGGCCAGCAACCCCGCTCATACAAGATACCTTGATAGCGTTGCATTGGAAAGGTAGCGTCGCCAGTCGTGATCCACGGTTCAGTAGTTACCTGCCCCATCAGCCAGAACATATCGCCGAAGGTCAAAGCCTGAGTGATACCGTCTGGAGAGCGTTCAGCCGTAGCGAAGTCCAAAGGATCAATGACGTTGCTGCCGGGCTTGATCCAGTAAAACCGGCCTTTAATACCGGTATTCTGCTTTGGTACTACAATGATAAAACCATTGATGAACGTCACAGAGATGCAGCCGTTATCGTCAGGGACCTGGACTTGCCGGAGTTCTTCTGTGCCACCTCCTGTCAGCGTGCCGCCATTCAACCAAGAGAGGTTAGCCCCCGTCTCAGTAGTAACGATACCGTTGCCAGACGTTCCGAAGTTATTGTACTGAACGAACAGGTCAGTCGTATCGGAGGCGTAGGCTGTGCAGGTCGGATGCTGTTGTAGGGCCGAGGAGTAATCCGTGCCGATGACACCAGAGTTATTGATGGCGTTATAGAGGTTAGTCAGAGCTACGACAGTCGTCAGCCCTTTAGCTACCAGCCACGGGTTGGCCGACGTGCCTGCAGGCGTTCCAGTATCGACAGAGCCAGTTGTAAACTGATACCAAATTGTATCGATCTGTACTTTGTCACCGTTGTTGATCGCTCCAGTCGCGTTTAAGTCACCAGTTGCCTGAGCATTATCCGTGTAGAACCAGAGGATGCCGCCGTCTGCGATGTACAGGAAGGCAGGGGTTCCGCCTAGAGGGGCACAGGCTGCCATCGAGACTGCATCAGAGAGAACAGCTCCGAGCTGACCTATAGAGTGAGATACTCCTAGAACCGTAGTCCTCCACAGGAACAAACCCGAGACGGCAAACAAGTCATCATTGAATGTTCCGGGGCAGGAGTAGACCCTGCGGACAGGGCCTGTGCCGACTTCAAGGAACTTCTTTAGACCGGGACGAGCGATGAAAGCGGTTTGATTATCGTTAAGCTGGGGATTCTCTTCCATCATCCTGTTACGGACGAAGGTCTGTGGAGAGTCTGCCACCCTTCGCCAGTAATCGCTTGAGATGAAAGGGATGTTTACCACCAGGGAATACCTCTCTGAAAGCCTCCGAAGTCATAGTTCGTGAAGTAGCGGTAGGCTCGGTTGCTCGGGATGCGCAGAAGGCCAAGCTCAGACCCGACCTGCGGCTGCTGGGCGTATCTAGCGTAGAACTGACCCTTCATCCTCTTGTATCGATCGGCAGTCTCAGGCATCATCTCAACGCCGTTCCTGACATTCAATCGAGATGCTAGACCGATAATCAGGAAGTCATCGAACTCCTCGGGGAACGGAGAAGTATCAGTGAGCTGAAGATCGGAAAGGATCTGCCAGTTAGCGAGATCGCCTCGGTAGAAGAACGACTGGTTGTAGTTATTGGCTGAAAGGGTAAGATTAGGATTACCCATGATGTTACGACCATTACCAACAATCGTCAGAGGGAACGTCTGGAAGTTACCAGAGACGTCCACGAACTGCATCCGAGAACCGTCGAAGGGCTGTGGGTTTAGGTTTACCGTCTGAGCACTGTCAAGGTTACACAGAAGACGAACGTTAACAGGCAGGGACTGGTTGAGCATGTTCGGGTAGAAGATAGGGACGAACGTAGTGTTCGCCATATTATGCGTGCCCAACGGAATGTTAATTAGGTTCTCACCCATCTCCGCACCGAATAGGGAATCGATGAAGCGATTGAGGAGGACGAGAGCTTCTGTCTGCTCGGCGGAAGTAGGAGCACTACCAACGCCAGTCAGGTTGCTCTCACGGAATGCGTCAGAAATAAGAGCGGAGACGGCAGTGCTCATTTGTTATCCTTATCAAGTCTGCGACAATCGCTGACGCTTAACCGATGATCCAGTTCGTACCATCACTATAAACAGGGACATTATTACTACCACCGCCTACGGCAGTTGTACCGATGCCGAGGATGATAGTCGTGGAACCGTCAGTGATAAAAGCACGAGCGCCGACACCTGCGGTAGCCGCCGAGGGGAGGCTCGAAAGAACTACAGCGACTGTGCGAACATACGTGAAGACGCCAGTGCTAGGGGTAGTGCCGCCGATAGCGGGGGGAGATGCCAGCGAGAGAGTGCCACCGAGAGTAAGGTTGCCCGAGGTAGTAACGGTGCCCGAAAGGGTCAGACCGTTGACAGTGCCCGTACCACCCACAGAGGTGACAGTACCAGCCGGCGAGAGAGCAGCGATGGCAGCAGTCGTAGTCTTACCGTCTACCGTGCCGCCACTTCCAACAACGTAAAGTTCCTCAGTCCCATCGAGAGGGGAGATCGCAACTTCGTCATGAGTTTTAGTATCAGCCATATTATCTCCTAAACATCCTATCACCGTCTGTGCGTAGGCGGAAGGAGCCGTCGGCACGGAGCTGTCGATCAGCCACTATGGAAAGTTCGCGGACCATTCGGCCGCCTGCCGCCCTAAGACGGAAAGTGCCGTCAGAGCGGATCTGGAAGTTCTCGCCCTTATCCTCAAAGCCTATGAGGAATTTAGCGTATGTGGCATTCATCCAAGTCGAGAGCATTAGACAACCCCTAGAACGCCCGAGGCTCCACCACCAGCGGTCAAAGAGTACCCACCATTCACTCGGAAGGGCAGGGGATAATAGACGCCGGCTTGGACAGGGAAGTTAGTGAAGAGGGTCAGAGCTTCAGAGACGCCTTGCAGGACAGACACATTCGCTAGCGAGATAACGCCAGACGTAACACAAAGAAACCCGCCGAGGCTATTCACGCTCAAAGAAGAGACAGTCGCATTCACACCGACAACTACCGGAGAATAGCGTTCAGTAACAGCAGTCATAGCATTCTCCTAGAGAGAAGAGGGGAAAGCCGAAACCTTCCCCTCCTAATCTTATTAGTTACCGTTCATACGGATGATGCGACGACGGTCGCGGATATTCGCGGTAAGCGCGATATCGAAACGAACGTCATGCTCACCCGTCTGGAAGTTCGACCACTGCCACATACGGACAGACGCCGGGACTTTAGTCAGGCTCTTCGAGAGCGCCTTACCGACCGCCGGCATGATGAGCGGGACCGTGTTAACCACGATAGCCTGCTTCTCCATGAAGACGCGAGGACGGTAGGAGGTCGAAGCCGCACCCACGAAGGTAATAGTATCAGCAGTCGTGGGAGCACGCGAGACAGTGGCGTTAGCAGTATTCACCGAGATGTCGCCGCCCGAGCCCGAGCCAGGGACGATCATAGCAGGGAAGATAGTGACAGTCGCAACGCCCGAGCTATTCGCCGTGGCATCCGCGATAACAGTATATTCCTGCAGCCAGTCGTTGTTCGCCTGAGCGCGGTTATCGTAACCGAACACACCCGAGACCGTGAAGACTTCGCCGGCCTTGATCGTAGCGTTGGCACCAAGGTTATTGATGACAAACGGCTGCGTCATATACAGACCGGGGCCGGTGCTAACCGAGACAGCCGAGTAGTTCACGTTCTGCGAGTTGGCGTTCGGAGCGCCAGCCGTAGCCGAACGAGTACCAGTCGTGATGATCGGGAGCTGCTGCGTGAACATCACAGGAGTGCCGTCAATGCTGCCCTCGAAGCCCTTACGGAAGGTGCCTTCAACGAAGTCATCCGACTTCAAGGTCAGGACGTAAGCACCGAGGGTCTCACGATCCTTGTAGGTCAGCATCGAGCGGAGATCCGCGTCCGAGCCACCGACTTCCTTCAGGCGGGTATAGGCCTGGGCGTAGTCGTCCCAGGTGTTAATACCATTGGCAGGAGTGCCGAGCCACTGGTTAGAAGCCAGGACAGCCACACGCATGATATACGCGTCGATCTGTTCAGCCAGGTTGGTGGCAGCGTTCTTAAGAGCTTCGCTCTCACGGGCTTCACCGATGCTCTGGATCTTGACGAAGTCGCCCCAACCCATGGAAGCGCCGAAGGTCTTATTGACGGTGAACTGTTCCGAACCGAAGACGGTGTTCTGGACACCAGCAGTCAGGTCAGCAACGCCGTTGGTCGTCTGGGTAACGGTGTAGCGGGGACCAACCTGCTCGGTAACAGTCAGCGCATTTCGGTCATTGAGTTCGCCATCATACTGGCGCCAAGAAACGGCGTCAGCAGACACGAGGTTATTTTGGAAGGTAGCAGCGAAGGCGTTCAGAACGAGCTTCGCCTGATCTACGGTAATCGAAGGAGCAGTCATTTAGTTATAGTCCTAAGTTAACGTCTCTTGCCTTTCGGAGAAAAGAAAGCTTCCGAGAAGGCATCGAGATCATCTGTGTCTGCCCGGACTGATCCGCCTGCGGAAACACCCTTATTCGAGGATGGAGCCGGGCGGGGAGCCTGGGATACACGGGGTTCTGTGGGAGCGCTTTTAACGAACTTAGCCTCAAGACGGCCAAGCGCGAGAGCAGCGCCGACGGGACCAGCAGCAACAATCTTCTGGGCCTCATCAATGTGATTAGCTAGGTGATAGAGAACTTCAGGACCATTTTCCATCTGCATGATAGTCGTGGAAAGGAACTCACCGTACTGCGGATCGATACCGGAGAACGTCCCAATGAGGTTCTGACCCTTCTCCCGGAAGTCCGGCAGAGTGGTCTCGATGTCGACGAGTTTCTGATTCCAGTTCTGGTTCAAGGTCTGAACATACTGTTGACGTTCAGCCTCTACCTTATGAGCCTCTTCCTGGGCACGGGCGTTGGCAGACTCTTCCGCAATGGTGTACTTCGTTAGATCACGAATGTACGCCGGGTCGAATTCACCGAGGGGATACTTTGCGGTACCATCCTCGTTTGCCGAGCTGGGATCCGGGGCTTCTGCCTTCTTGACAGGGGCCACCGGAGCTTCTGGCTCCTTAGGGATTCTTGCTTCAAGTTCACGGAGTTTATTCTCTAGAGCGATTCGAGCATTGCGTTCAGTCTCCTGTTCACGCTCTGCGGCTCGCCTAGCTGCGGTGAGTTCATCGATTCGCTCCTGTGCAGTCTTCTTCTTGGGCTTAGGTGCCGGCTCAGCATCAGGCTCTTGAAGGTCGTCTACGGGGAGATCATCGGTGGGCTCGTCACTATCAATGACATCGATCGGGTCTACAGATTCATCATGATCTTCGGGGGCTTCAGTTAGTGGGTTAGCCTTTCCACTAAAGAGATCCGAGAAGGCATCGAGGTCGTCTGTATTGGGATCAACGAAGGGTTTGTCAGACATGCTGATTGCGGTTCCTTAACCGAAGGTCCGTTGCGTGGTCTCATCCTTGGACTACGGGGATGCACGATTGTAGTTCAGGTCTTAGTCGCCCTTTGCGGGCTTGACGGCGGGAGAGGCAGGTTTAGGTGCCAGACTCGCCTGAGTATGCGCGAGGTTTTGTTGACCAGCCTGACGGACTGCTTCCATCGATAGGTCATGAGCATGCTGCTGGTAGAGGTGATCGTCCTTCTGTTGAGTGACGATACCCTGAAGCATTTGCTCTCCTCGCTGTCCAGATCCCTTCAAAGCGAGATCACCAGAAGTCCTCATACGATCCGTCTCAGCCTTATAGGCGTCGATGGCGAGTGACTTCATGTGGACGTCATGCTTAATTTCAAGCTCTTGGTTACGCATGGCGAGCTGCTGCATTTGCTGTTGCATCTGCTGCAGAACCTGCGGATCAATCGGAGGCTGAGCCTGCCCACCCTTAGCCTGCATCTTCTGCTGCTCCTCGGGAGAGAGGAACTGCGGAGGAATAGTCCGGCTAATACGGTCGGAAAGTTCTTCAGCCCCAGGCCAATTCTGGGCCTTAGCGACAAGGTCGCCTGCGATAGTCATCAGCTCAGGCCAAACCTGAACCGCTTCCATCATAGCCTGAGCGGCTTCAACGCGCCTCGTAGTATACGAAGGCCCAGTCTGTAGGGCGACGTCATAACTACCAATCGCGAGATCGGGCGACTTCGGATCCATCGGATCGTTAATCCGCTGTAGTCGGACAGACTCGTCCTTGCCGATAAGGCGAACGATGCGAGTGCCGTCGTAGATCTGCGGGATGAGCTGGTTGATTACATCACCGGCTTCGAGGATAGCAGCGTTGCCATTATCATGATAAGTGATATTAGCGACATCGCCTTCACGCTGACGATTAAGGATGGCGGTTCCGCTTGTCTCATTCGAGACATTGCCGAGTGACGCATCCTGAATGCCAGTAACGTCCTTGAGATCCTGTGTGTTGATCGTTGCTTCATTGAGCAAAGCCATCTGAGGAGTAGGAGGTTCAAGGCGAATAGGCGGAGCTTCTGCACCGTCGTTGTAGATCATTAGAGGATCACGGGTAAGGTGAGCCTTACGGAACTGATCTTCACGTCCAGTCACAGCAGACTCAGGAGCCATCCACTGGGCCTTAGGAGCATAGCCAAGCTGTTCGGCAGCCACCGAGCGCCAGAAGTTCCGGAGTCGAGCAGGATCCTTCATGAAGCGGATCATGCCGAAACGGACACGCCGATGCTGAATGGTGACTACGCGGCCCGACATACGGATGATCGGGAGGCGGTTAAGCTGGTATTCGTAAGGACCAGAGAGAATCGCGAAGCCAGTACACAGGTGCATCTGAGCATAGGTGCAGGGGGCGACGCGGGTTTTAACTGGCTTACCGTGCTTCTGGATTAGATCTTCATAGTTATCGTGTTCAAAAATATGAACCGAGCCATCGGGGAAGAGGGCGAAGATCCGATTCCTCTGGATCATCCGCCAGTGCTCGACTACTCGAACAGCCTGATCGTCGAACCAACGGCCAGCCCGGAGGATAGCAGAGAACCTCTCGTTCAAATGCCACGGATCGATACCAGGCCACTTCCTCTGGAATTCCTTCCGGGGAAGGCGATCTTCGACAAAGCAATGGCGGGCATCGCGACCAGTCGGGTCAATAGCCATCCGGTCCCAGATAACAGCCTGAGCATCCTCGATAGGACGGATGTAGATATCCTGATCGAAGACGGAGTCCTTGGCGTATTCTACTGCAACGCGGAAGGCACCGTCACCACATTGAACACAAGACTCGAAGGCCTGATCGTAGACTCGCGAGGCACGGGAGTGCATTTCGATAGAACGAATGAGATCACCGCGCACTTGAGCTGTGTCTTCATTGCCGTCATCATTCGGAACAATCTCGATAGCATTCCGGTTCTGCCTCCAATCTCCGACGACCTGAGCCGTGAACTGCGGGATAGAGTTGATCGTAAGACAAGGCAGGCCGACACGGAGCTGCAGGACGATAGGATCCCATTGCTCGCCAGCCGCGAACTTCTTGTCCTCGATGGCGTCTTCGCGATTCTCATAGTCGTAGTCCCAGTCGTAGGTGTATTCCTCCCGCATATCTTGGAGGTAATCGTCTACGGAGTCAAAGCCTTCAGGGACATACTTAGGGTCGACATCATCGGTATACTCGTCCATCCAGTCAATCTGACGGACGACATCTACCGTAGTGTTATCGTTTACCTGAGCTGGCTTGCCGTCTGCCTGCTTGTTCTTCTTGCGCGGGTAGTCGTTAGCCATTTATAGTCCTTTATCCTGCCATCCACGAAGTTGAAGAGGCCTTACTATAGCTTTGGGCATCATAAGCCTGACGAACCTCAGGGAGCTTCGAGACTTGGGTGTCATCCTTTGGACGACGTCGAGCGGTAATCTTATCGAAGAGTTCAGTCAAACCCCACACCAGAGCGTCTACTCGGTCGGGGGAACCGAAGCCATTAGCCCGGATATTGTCAACGGAGAAAGTGCACATCTGGTCTTCGAGCTTATCGAATCGACCACAGTGGTGCACGCGGGACTGTTCGTAGAGTGCCGAAATCGGCTCAGCCCGGATGATCTTACCGCGACTAGCATGGACCAATCGAACAGGCACAGACCTATCAATCGCTTTGATAACAGCGGTGACCATCTCACCGCCCTGATTCTTCTCAGCGACGATGTAATCTGCTTGGTTCTCTCGGTAGAGACGGACAGCAGCTTTAGCCCACTCTTCGGGGGTTCCCCTTAGTGAGCGGTCAGCAAGGACGTAACCACGGGCATAGCCGTCATTATCGCGTCCGAGGCCCACGCATACGATGCCAGTCTCGTCAGCGCCTTCAGCAGAGGAAGTGCTCGGGTCGACTGCAACGACGACTCGTTCGAGATCTTCAGGCCGTTCCCGACGATTGTCGTCAATGGCTGTACGGGACCACAATGCTCCAGGGATATCATCTAGAATCTCACCTTCGAGTTCTTGACGCCCGAGACGTGTACCACCATAACGGTCTTCGATCTGCTTAATGAAGGGGCGTGCGAGGTTGTCTTTGTTGTCGAATGTCGACCCACGAGTGACGTAAGTATCCTGATCGACTAGGAGCTTTTTGATGAGCGGGAGGGGGCGAGGCGTCGTAGTGACGATAGCCTTAGGATGTTCACCAAGACGAAGACCGAACTGGCACTGGTCCCACGTCTCTTGCATGTAACGGAACTTAGCAAGCTCGTCCAGCCATGCAAAGTGATGCTGAGGGCCACGAAGCTGATCGGGTTCTGTGGCGTTATAAGCCCAGGCAGTAGAGCCATTAGGCCACGTCAGACGCCGGTTGGTTGGCGACCAGCTATCAGCATCGAGGAGTGGATCGCAGGCAATGATGCCTGATTCACCCAGAATCATAACGTCACGGACGTCGGCAGCAGTCTCACCTACTAGAGCAATACGGCAACCAGGGTATTCATTAGCGACCTGACGAACCCATTCAGCCCCCATTCTCGTCTTACCGAATCCACGGCCTGCGAGGATCAGCCAGGTATTCCACAGGCCCTCGGGGGAGAGCTGATCTGGCCTAGCGTGGAAGGGCCAATGATAGCGAAGGTAGGCTTTGTCTTCAGTGCTTAGCTTTTGAAGGAGGGACAGTCTCTCGGCTTCTGGCATCGAGGATAGCAGTTGAGCGGGAGAGAGCTGGTCCATAAAACCTCTTAAACTACAGCAGACTTAAACACGACGAAGTTAAGGACGGGGGCTTCTACGGTCGTACCACCAATATCGATGACGGATAGAGTGAAAGAGCCGTTTTGAATATTAGATGGAATGAAGGCGTAGAGATCAGTCGTTGGTTGGGCCCCGACGTAGATGACGTCATTCGCGCTAACGAAAGAATTCGTCACGGTAAACGTCTGCCATGTACCGGTCCCTGCTTCTGAATGTAGGGTAATCGTTCCGACGGGGGCATTGATCGTGACACCAGTCGTACGAGAGGTTAACTGAGTGACATTACTCGTATTAGCCGTAGTCCCGTAAATCCGAGTAGCAGTCTGCGAACCTACACCATTAGCATTCTGGCTGTCAATTAACACGTAGTCTTTAGAGTTAATCGTCATGGCTTATAAACCTACTGGAGGGTGTCGGGCGGAGGACCTTTTTCCTCATTCCGAGCGGCTAGGCGAGCAATTGTTCGAGTGAACTCATCCGCACTCTCGGAGACTTTTTCGTATTGAATGGGTGCGCCATCCTTACCAGTGATCTCTTGCTTCTCCACGAACATGCCGAGGTACTTACCAAGGAGTTCAGCAGCACGGAGAATGGAGTTATAATCTCCGCCCCCGGCTTCAGCCCTTTCCAGAGTATTCACGAGCTTACGGATGACGTAAGGAACGTCAACGTCGATGGCTGCAGAACGCTCTTGGAGGAGAAAGTCGATGACCTTCCGTACAGCAGGGTGGGTAAGGAGCTGATAACCCTGTCGGTTGATGTAATCACCTGTGTAACCTGCTCTACGAGCGGCGGCTGTGGCGTTAAAATCCTTGATGTACTCCTGAGCAAAGGCGATCTGCCGAGGAGTCATCTTCATCATGAGGTCTTCGATATCGCCTTCCTCCATCGCCTTGGCGACGTGGGGCTTAATCGCCCTCTTCTTACGCCCGGTCAGGGGATCACGGCGATATGAAACCATTCTTAGAGATCCTTCTTGACTTCCTCTTCGAGGATATTCTTTTCCTTGGCTACGGCATCGTAGATCTGGTCGACTTCGGCATCAACCTTAGTTTTGTAGACTTTGTACGCTACGATAGCAATGATACCGAGGAGGATAATCGAGATAGCGAGCAAGATTAGTACCCCTTCTTAGAACCAGTAGAAGCCTTCTTAGGGGCCTTTTTCTTATTGATAGCGGCGAGTTCCCGCTTATCCGCCTTTTTGTCAGCCGAGGACTTCTCGTACTGAGCCATTGACATTTTCTTAGCCATTTTATGAGTTCCTATAAATGGTCAGACGAGTTTACAGGGAATTTGAGCGTCCTCGTCATGGAGGTAAACGGCACAAACACGGTGGTAACCATCAGCGATAATGAGATGCTGCTGTGAGCGGACTAGAAGAATCGGAGAGAGGGGGGTTTCATCCTCGATCTTCTTGAGATTCTTGTGGACGTGATGGTTGTCGTCGGAGAGAAGAGGGTACATCGAAGCTCGGAGAATGTCCTTAGCCTTGCGATAGACGATTGGAGCATTCCGGAGGTACCTGACTAGGTTGCTAGACGCCTCATCTGGGAAGAGCAGCGAGAGGTAGTCTTGGGCAGCCGGGTAATCATGCGCCTCCGGAAGCGAAAGCCAGTTGATCTCCTTAGTCAAAGGTTATTACTTCTTTCCGTGATAGTTACGTTGGCCAGGAGCGGCTTTTGCCTTACGAGCGAGATTACCTATGACACCACCCGGAACTCCCTTAGCCTTTAATTGAGCTGCTCGCCCACCATAGCCAAGTTTATTTGATTTTCCACGAAAAGAACCTGAAGTTTTGATCGACTTAGACAAGGATCACCTCCTTTCGCAGGGTGTCATAGGTTGTAAGGGGGACAAGAAAAGGTAAATTCCCTTACCTTGTACCTATATTATACCATATTTATGCTCAGTTGTCAAGAGAAATCGTACAAGAGAGGAAATTTTCTTCATTTGGGAATGGGGGAAACCATTAAAGGAAGGGGGAAGTAAGAGGGATATCTAACGATATCTATAACACAAAGAAAAGAAAGAAAGAAGAGGTTATATAAAATATCTAATAATAACAATAGTATATAATTATATCTATAAAAGATATTATCTAAAGATTATATTTATAATAATATATATTAATAATTATATATAATAATATATTTATATATACACACGTATACGCGTACGCGAGAGGGGGCCGAGGGAGGGATCTGGATAAGGGCGAGGTGGTAGATCACCTCCTGAGGGCGAGCCATGCGAGCCCTGTTTGTCAATACCCTCTAAATTGCCTGAGGATGCCCGTACAGAGCGAATAGACATATGAGAGCTATCCGAGTACCATTTCTTT